CGTTCTGGCTTCAACACCATCCAGATATTCTTGGGCAAGTAACAATACGCCGTCGCTATTGGCCGCAGCAATATCCCCACCCACAGATGCTTTTACGCTATTAACAAGATCATCAACGTCCTCGATACTGTTAAGTTTAGTATCGACATTCGCTAGGATAACGTCGCCTAGCTTGGCCCGAATAGTTTCATCTATCTTAGTATCGCGAGCCTCTTGACTAATATCGTTCTGGCGACCGGTGGCAAGCCAATGCTTGTACGGGTCTACATCTTTGGGAAGATCGTATAACTCGCGGTACTCTTCGGCTTTGAAGTTAGGTGCTACCACACCACTTTCGGGGTCTTTCGTATACCCGGTGAGAGTTTCGACCATATACTTAGTAGCAACCTCATTTACAGGCTGCATCAGCTCATCAATATACTGTTCAGAGCGAATAAGATCGTCTTTAGCAGTGTTATACTCAGCCACAGCAGTATCGTACTGGGCATTAAGAGCTGTATATTTATCTACGGCAGTACTATATGTAGCCTTAATAGCTTCATATTTATCTTCGGCAGCACTATATGTAGCATAAAGAGTTGTATATTTATTTACGGCAGCATCGTATTGGGCATTAAGAGTTGTATATTTATTTACGGCAGCATCGTATTGGGCCTTGAATTTATCAATACTTGCTAACCGTTTGTCAGCAGCGGCTTTAGTTTTAATGCTTACATTGATATCAGCATTATATTGGTCAACTGCAGCGATATAGCGTTCGTAGAGTGTATTAGCATTGTCGCTAGCACTATTTACTCGTTCGTAGAGTGTATTAGCATTGTCGAGAGCACTATTTGCTCGTTCCGCGGCTGTGTTGAGATTGCCGCCAGCCGCATTTAATTTTACCCTTATTTTTTCAGCATCGTCTATAGACGCATTTATTTGGCCTGCTAGTTTGTTAGCTATTTCGCTTTGCTGTTCTGCAGCGGCTTGAGCACCGCTGATTTCGTCAATGAGGCGGTCTATGCCGCCCCCTGTTGCATCATCAATGGCATTTCTCAAGCCGAATATAGCTTGGTTATTGAAGCTGGCTTGAAACGCCTGATACGGGTCTGCACCCGCATATGCAGCTTTAATAGTATCGTCCACTACATTAGTGAGCAGCGCACTACGAAGTCTGGCTTCGTCAGTATCAGCCGTGAAAAATTCGCTGTCGCTTATTACTTCTTTAACAATACCGGTCGTAACGGCAGCGCTCATAATAGACCCAGCTACAAGGTCTTCATTTATCTCACCTGTAGTGACGAGTGACGAGATAGCCGCACTAGCGCCGCCCGTTACCATGTCTTGAACTACTTCGGGTAGTTCTTGGAAGCCCTCTACAAGATCCGATAATTCATTGAATACACTAGCTTTTGTAGATAGGAAGGTGTCATCAAACCCCTCGTAACCTATATCTGTGCTAAGTTCATCTACATCTAGAGAGTTACTAAACTCACTTTTTACATAGTCACCTAATTCACTTAACCCGGCACTGGCTGCACCGCTAATAGCGCCGTTAAGAAGAGCGGCCCCGACATCCCCACCAGTCAAAGCCGCGCTAACACCCGCCCGAGTAGCACTTGATGCAGCTCTACTAGCAATTTTACCGGCTGTTTCACCCGCTGCTTCGCCTACAAAGCCGCCAACAGCTTCACTTGCGATATCGCCAACATAAGAGCCAGCATAAGACGAGACGGCAGCAAGTGCTATGTCACCTAGATCACCACCATTTCTAGCGCTGTTGGCAGCGGCAGCGGCAGCTATGACCCACGGATTACCAGTAGCAGCAGCACCAATCGTAATAATAGTGCCAATAGGGTCAGCGGCTATACCCTCGATAACGCCGCCAACGACATCTACAACCGGCGATAGGATGTCATCAACGACAAATTCGGCTACGTCGGATATGGCATCGCCAACCCAACTTACAGCCTTACTAACTGCCTTTACTACTGGACTCATTTACAGGCTCTCTGGAATAGGTTTTCTACCTATTCTTATGTAAACAATGTAACCGTTATCAGGTCTTTTTCCTATACCAATCTGAGTGTCTGTGCCTTTTGTAAAGCGTTGGAACACCCGAAACGCGTTAAGAAAACCTTCGCCGTTAAACCAAGTAGTGTAATGAGTTATACCACGTTTCTGAAGATACCGGATATATTCAAGAGAATTGTTAACAAAGTTACGCCCAGTATCCACGTTAAGCGCACGACCGACCATCTTATTTCGGTTTTGCCCTTTTCCTCTATGGCCTATGAACACAGTATTGCCGTATTGCCGAATATCAGCGCTTGGCATATTTAGTTCTTGAGCGATGGTAGCAAAGGCCACATCCGGGGGATAAACATTCCCTATGGAAGCGGCGGCACCGTTATTCGAGGTAACCGCCAGAACCAGAACCTCTGGCCCCTCTAGCTTCTTCTCGTTACTGTCCACAATATCCATAGCTATTCCACAGCCTCAAACAATGCCGCCGAGTACACATTACCCATACCCGCTGCTAAGCTAAGAACAACGCCGTCCGGTGCCGGGCAACCCATAGACAAGAACACCAAGTCACGCTCAGTTCTATTAGGGATACTAGGGATTAGCCCTTTGGCAATGTCGTCAAACAACATAGTTGTTTCCAAAAGACCGCTGGCACCCATCGTATGTCCTATACGCTGCTTGTATGAAGTAGCAATGAACTCACTCAATGTACTCGTGAGCGCGGCTTTTTCTGCAGCATTGTTAACCGGGGTGCCGGAACCATGCGTCTTAACTAATTTTACTACATCTGGTTCCAGTTTGGCTACAAATAATGCGCCTTCTATAGCCTTGGCGTACCCGGCACCGTCTTCACGCTGGCCGAGCGGGTTCGAAAAGTCCTCAGAGGCTGTATACGCCCCTAGAAGCCGAGCAATGGGTTTAGGAACTTCGGTAGGCTCACTCTCAAACACAGCAAGGACCGCCCCCTGCCCCAGATAGAACCCCCGGTTCAAAGAATCAAACGCGGAGGGAGCAACATCCCCCTCATCCTTATGTAGTAGGCTGGCCCCAGCTTCACCGAAGAACTCTAGGGTAAGGTTATTAACCGCATCCTCACCGCTCAGTACGATAACCCGCGTAAACCCATAGTGGTTCATAAGGTTTTGCACGTCCATAAGAACTTTTAGGCTAGAGGCGCAGGCCGTCGCATCGGTTGATATGTGGTCTACGGGGCCAAATTCTGCGGCTATACGCCCAGCATAGATATTCGTAAGGGTAATAAACGGTATCTTGACCTTGTGGTGGAGCGTGGTAGTCGGGTCTCTATCGTACCTACCCTGCGTGCCCATCCACCCTTGATTACCCGCCGCAAATAGAAACGCTGTCTTACCCCTAGTCCGCGTATTACGCACATACGCTAGGATATCCGGCGCAAGAACAGACTGCAGCAGCCGGTGAGGGGGGTAGAACAGGCCGGTTTTGGCCTTCTTGAATGTGTCCGGGATTATGTGGGCGTGTTGAGGGTACGGTATATCGTCTATTAGTACCTTCTTTGTTGTGCACACCCTTGAGCAGTGGGTCATGTAGATCATTTCACTGCCTCGATAGCGGCCTCTACAGACTCGGGTTTCTTAGTGCCGGTGCTTTCGGCGTAGTCAAATACATCTTTTACAGTATTGACTGGTAAGTTCTTAGCTTGTTCTTCGTCAAGTCCATATAGTTCAGCTAAATACATAGACAACATGACAATATCTAGGCTGTCTAGACCCACTTCACTTATATCGTCATCTTCTGATGTGGCTTGGGCTCCTTCTCCACCAACCACTTTGATTAACTTCGTTAGCTCATTGAAGAGCGCTACATGATCCATTTTTGCACCTCCGTTAAAGGGATGCTCACAGTATATCTATGTAGCGTTTAGTTGTCTACGAGGACACCCTGCCAGCTCGCAGTAATCGCGTTGTTAGAGGATGTAGCTATGGCGCGAACTTCGATATCTGTTTTTTCAATAATTTGTAGTGGGTACGTAAAAGTATCAGTGAGGGTATTACTCTGGAGTTCAGATATAATTATGGTCCTGAAGGTGTTGCTCCCAAACTCCCGGATATTGAATTTTACCGTAGCGCTTGCATTTGCTTGAGATATTGCAGCCGTAAAGTTTACATCATCCAAATACAGTGTTCTGCCCGCAGGGACAGTGTACACCCCAAGCTGTGTCTGGTTATTTGTACCGAGGTTCGCGTAAACATCGCCGGTAGGGACACCTGCAGATGCACCACTAGAAGCTAGATAAACGGTACCCGCAGCGGTACCCCCAGACCCAGCTAGTGAGACATACATACGGTATATACGAAGATAAGACTTGGTTGTAGCAACTTGGGTTTGTCCATTCAGAGAAACTTCTTCTTCAATCTCTAAATAATTAGAATCTAGCCCGAATACTTTAACTTTGTTCGCCCCTGTGCCCCCGTTTGTATCGTTGGCGTCAGAGGAACTTACATACATAATAGACGCAGCGGTGGGCCACACGTAATTACCACCCTGCTCCCAAATAGTTTCCTCAGTAGAATTTACGTCCGGGTTACGGGCAAACTTGTACAGCGGGGTAGCTCCGGCAACCTGCCCTTTAGAAACTTGTAGCTCGTACGGTTCTTGGATTGCCATAGCGTTTCTCAATGCTTCATCTAGTTGATTAAAATATATGCGAAGGACATTGTTAAACTGGTCAAACGCTGCGCGGTCATAGTCTTGCGGCGGCTGCGGGAGAGCGGGGGCGCGAAAGTTAATATCAACATCGTTTAGAGCCACTACCGCCTCCCATCAGGACGCATATCCAAACGTGGCGAACCTAGCTGCCACTGTACACCCAACTCATCAGACGAAATCTTGATCGCCATCTGCCTACCTCGAACGCGGGTATTGATCTGCTGTGTAAACTGCTCAACCGGCACCGTTGCGGTACGCGTTACGGACCCATAGCTAGTACCACCTGCAGACGCTGGGCTGATATACCCAGATCCAGAGTTTTTAAGCGGGTAGAAAGTCATGGTGGCCGCAGGAGAAGAGGCCGTTGACCCGTCAAAGGTCATGTCAGGTAGCACGCGCCAAATAAACGCGAACCTATGGCCGTCATCCAGATCAAACTCAGCCGAGGTTATGAAGGCATCAATAGCCGTAGAGGTGCCGGTTTCGTTGTCGTCCACACCTTCTTCGTGGTTTACAAGGTTGTAGGTGTAAGTGGCCGCAAGCGGATACTGTCGTGTGCCAGAGTCCAGCCAAGCTGTACGGGCTAGGTTGCCGTAATACCAAACCTTGTCGAGATAGTTATAGACAACATATCTGTTTACCGATGTGGAGTCGGCAGAGCAGTAGAACCACCAGATTTCATGGAACTCTTCGTTCGTCCCGGCAAATACTTGGTCTATCTGCAATTCGTTAAAATCATTGAATACATACCGGCGCAAATCGCAGGGGAGAGCCTGCGTGCGACCATCGTACATATAGAACTTATCACGCCCCATCCAGAATGACGCGCCAGAGGCGTAGGCTACTGCGTTTTGTGAGGCAATAGATATGTTATCACCCACAATCTGAGCGCCCCACACAGCCTGACCACCTAAATATTGCAGGGAGTAGACCGAGGAATCGGTCCACACGAGAACTTCCTGACGGGATTGCTGGGCCGTAACAATCTCGGTGCCACGAGACAGCCGTAGAGAACCTGCCTGATTAGTGGCACTAGGGGTCCAGTTGGCGGCATCCTCTTGGTCAGACCACCGAATAAGCATGGGGTCTTGTGTGGATGTGCCTATCGTGTTCGCCCCGAACGCAAATACGAATCTGCTAATATCCGAGACGAGGATGTAATTCTGTATAGTGGGGGTGTCCGACGCGCCACCTAGAGTAGATATACCTACCGCCCGTGTAGCGGTGCCAGCAGTAACATCCCAATAATATATACCGCCGCCCCGAGGGCCAAAAATCAGGTCTTCGCCAAAATTAGACTGGCTCCAGAGACGCATGGGTGCAGCCGTAGTGCCGCCAGTACCCCAAACACCGCTGCTCCAAGCGCCGCCACCCCAACCCGTAAGAGGTACAGAAATAGCGTCACCAACACTGATCTGGTAGGCGGCGGTTACACTCCCACCACCGTTGCCGGTGTCCGATGCGTTGGCTGTGGCTGTGGCGGTGATGGTGTAAGTATTAGAACTAGGAACTGTTTGTATTTGATATTCTTGGTTTAGAACATCCGCCGTAATGTTACCACCCAACGACACTGCGCCGCTAAACGTAACAAAATCACCCACCATAGCATCGTGAGACGCATCAGTAACAGTCAATGTGGCCGAACTCGCCGTAGCCGCAAAAGTAGCTGTGCCGGTAGTTGTAGACCGGATAGGGGTTATATCGTAGTAACTCCCACCTAATTCAGTATAAAACTTAAGATGTGTACCTACACCTACGTAGTTAAGGCCACCAAGCGTTACCCACGACCACAAAGACCTACACACGCCTTGAAACGTGTTAACGGATATTCTTTGCCAACCACCAATCTTTTCGGGGTATCCCTGCCGAAAGCGCACCTTATCGCACTCATACCAACCGGTTTCGTTAGTATAACGCGTGCGTTCCCTGTTAACGCCGGGTTTTAAGGATAGCTTCTTAAGGGGCATCTAGGTTACTCCGACGTTACCCCAAACAGCGGGAGTGTGGTCACTGTAATAGCTACACTACGCTTCAATTCTAACGAGTTACCACAATCTGAGCAAGCATCAGCTTCAAGCTCAACAGCGTCCAGATCATAGCCGCAGTTAGCGCAAACCACCTCTATCTCGTGTTCGGGTTCTACGTCTCCCTGCTCGTTAACCGCAGCGACATATTTAGCTCTCATCGTCCTCTCCTACTGCAAGCATACGGGTAATTAGTCGTCCACTTCGGTTCTGCACCTGCCGGTGCCACTTACTATCCGCCATCTCTTTTGCAGCAGTTTTCCAGTCCTGCACATGAATGGCCGCGATAAACTTCTTAAACCCCGAAAAACGCGGCCTACCTAAATTAAACATCATATTACAGCAAATAAGCTGTACTTCTTCTGGAAGCTGCTCAAAATCGTCGATGACCCAACGGCAGTCATTCATAGTGATACTAATGTCTTTCCCAAAAAGCTCCGCTACGCGCTCTTCGGTAACGGGTGCTCCGGGGGGCCAATCGTACTCAGGCTCCCCCTCCAGACAAAGATGGCCTATACCACAAGTTTTCAGGCCGAGGTGGTCTAAGTAGACGGAGTACATAACCCCCTCATCCACCTCTAACTCTTTACGTAGCTTCTCAAGAAAAGTCATTTTCCCTGCCCACGGTACCGCTTCCAAGAGCGGCGTTTGTGTTTATTCTTGGGTTTCGAGTTGGTGCCGCGTCCGATGCTAGTCGCGTGTTTAATATCAACCGGCTTCCATTCAGAAACACCGACACCTCGTGATTTAGTAGCCATTATTTACTCACCGATTTGTACTTCTCGAAGGTCCGTAGGCCGCCCAACCCGAGCATCCCCATGAGGACAGGCATCATCTGGCTCATGTCGAGCGCAGGAAGATCGACGAGGTGGCCTGTCTGCGCGAGCGTGAACACGAGGATAGGCTGTGCAATATAATTCCAAGCAAGAGCAACGCCGCATGACCAACCGATAAATGGACGCCACCCGGCAACAAAAGTAGACCTCGAAGCTGCTTCAACCTTGTTAATTTCAAGCTGCGCGATATCG